GTTAAGATAGATATTTCATCTGTAGGATTCCCTAGTCAATTTGTGTCAGATGCCGAAAAAGCCACTGATGAGTTTGGCTTACAGATAGGGCAAGCGATACAGTATGAGTGGTTTAAGAAAGACGGTAATGGAAGTAGATACTACGGTCAGTGGAGAGATTTTCATAGACTTCGTTTATACGCAAGAGGCGAACAGTCTGTTGCAAAATATAAAAGTGAACTAGCGGTAGACGGTGATTTATCTTACCTGAATCTCGATTGGACACCTGTTGCTATACTCCCTAAGTTTGTAGACATAGTTGTTAACGGAATGTCCGACAGACTTTTTAAAGTTAAAGCTTATGCCCAGGACGCTTTGTCTCAGGGGAAAAGAAGCAAGTATCAAGATGTGGTTGAAGCTCAGATGGCAGCTAAAGACCTTCTTCTTGATATCCAACAAGCAACAGGTGTAGACCCTTTTACTATGAATCCAGATGCTGTTCCTGAGACTGACGAGGAGCTTACTTTGTATATGACTCTTAACTATAAGCCAGCTATAGAGATAGCTGAGGAAGAGGCGATTGACACATTGTTTTCGGAGAATCATTACAATGATGCAAGAAAAAGAATAGACTACGACTTAACTGTTTTAGGTATTGGCTGTGCAAAGCATGAGTTTCTACCAGGTTCAGGAGTTAAGGTTTCGTATGTAGACCCTGCAAATATTGTATACAGCTATACAGAAGACCCACACTTTAAAGATTGTTTTTATTGGGGAGAAATAAAAGTAGTTCCAATCACAGAGCTTTTAAAAATAGATACAAGCCTTACGAATGAAGACTTAGAAAAAATATCTAAGTACAGTCAAAGCTGGTATGACTATTATAATGTTGCGCAGATGCAGCAGAATGATATTTTTACTAGAGACACAGTGACGTTGTTATACTTTAATTATAAGACCACAAAAAAAATGGTTTATAAGAAAAAAGTTTCTGATAACGGAAGTATAAAAATGATTGAGAAGGACGACCAATTTAATCCTCCTGAAGACATGATGGATGATGGTAAGTTTGAGAAGGTGTCTAAAACAATTGACGTGTGGTATGATGGTGTGATGGTGATGGGTACAGATATAATTTTAAAATGGGAGCTTGCTAAGAATATGGTAAGGCCTCAGTCTTCATCTCAACACGCAATGCCTAATTATGTGGCTGTTGCCCCAAGAATGTATAAGGGTGTTATTGAATCTTTAGTTAGAAGAATGATTCCGTTTACAGATTTAATACAGCTTACACACCTAAAGTTACAGCAAGTAATTTCAAGAGTTGTTCCAGATGGTGTGTTTATTGATGCTGATGGGTTAAATGAAGTTGACCTAGGTACAGGAGCTGCATATAATCCTGAAGACGCATTAAGATTATATTTTCAAACTGGTAGTGTAATAGGAAGAAGTTACACACAGGACGGAGACTTTAATCAAGCAAGAGTTCCTATACAGCAGCTAACATCTAATAGCGGTGCTAGTAAGACGCAGATGCTTATAGCTAACTACAACCATTACCTGGGAATGATTCGCCAGGTAACAGGCTTAAACGAGGCGAGAGACGGCTCTACTCCTGACCCTAATTCTTTAGTTGGATTACAGAAGCTTGCTGCATTAAATTCTAATACAGCAACTAGGCATATCCTTCAAGGAAGTTTATATATATATAGAACATTGGCAGAGGCACTAACGTGTAGAATTGCAGATGTATTAGAGTACTCGGATTTTAAAGAGGACTTTATTAATAAGATAGGAAAATATAACGTAAGTATCTTAAATGATATTTCAGATTTATATATATACGACTTTGGAATATTTATAGAAGTGTCACCTGATGAAGAAGAGAAATCTAAACTAGAGCAGAATATTCAAATGGCTTTAAGTAAACAGGATATAAACCTGGAGGATGCTATTGATATTAGGGAGATTAAAAATATAAAGCTTGCAAATCAATTATTAAAAGTAAAGAGAAAACAAAAGGAAGACAAAGACCAGAAAGCAGCTATGCTTCAACAGCAGATGCAAGCGGCTTCACAATTAAAATCTCAGCAGATGGCAGGTCAAATGGCAATGCAGAAATCTCAAGCGGAGATGCAGGCCAAAATGCAAATGAAGCAAGCGGAGATAGCTTTTGAAATAGAGAAGATGAAAAATCAGGCTCAACTTAAAAGCATGCTTATGGCTGAAGAGTTTAGCTATAACCAGCAGCTTAATGGAATGGAAGCAGAGGCATTAGCATCAAGAGAAACAAGAAGAGAGGGCGCTAAGTCAAGCAGAATTAGTCAAGCTAATCAAGAACAATCAAGGTTAATCAATCAAAGAAAAAACAATTTACCACCTCAAAGGTTTGAGTCTAATGAAGACAGCTTAGATGGTTTTGATTTAGCTGAATTCGACCCAAGATAAGTAAATAAAATGTAATAATTAATTGTACTATATTTGTACTAAAATTTAATCAAATGGAAATCAAAGTAAGAGAATTAGGTTCTGTAGAAGAAAAATCAGTTGCTCAAGTAGAGGAAGCTTTAATTGAAAAAGTTGAACAACAACACCAAGAACAAGTACAGCCAGAGGTTGTAGAGCAAGAGTCAGTTTCAGAAGAAGCGGAACCTGCTAGATTAGAAGAAAGAGATGTTCTTGAATTTATAAAGAACAGGTATGATAAAGACATATCGTCTGTAGACCAATTGTTTACAGAGAAAGAAGGTAATAAAGAGTTACCAGAAGATGTGTCCGCTTATTTTGAATATAAAAAGAAAACTGGTCGTGGCATTGAAGATTATGTTAAATTAAACAGAGACTTTGATTCCTTAGATGAAGACCAAATTTTAACTGAGTATCTTTTAGCTACCGAAGAAGGTATTGATGAAGAAGACGTTGAACTTTTAATGGAGGATTATTCCTATGACGAAGATATAGACGATGAGTCTGATGTTAAGAGAGCTAAGTTAAAAAAGAAAAAGGCTATTGTAAAAGCTAAGAAGTTTTTCAATGAACAAAAAGAAATGTATCACCAGCCGCTTGAGTCAAGCGCAACTGGTATTTCTGAGGACAATGAAGACTATAAGGCATACAAGCAATATGTTGAGAATGCAAAGACTCAGTCAGAGGAGCAGTCTAGGAAAGTAGATTTCTTTGTAAAAGAAACTAACAAGGTGTTAAATCAAGACTTTAAAGGTTTTAAGGTTAATATTGATGAAGCTAATTTGTTATACAATCCAGGAGGTTCTGTGGAGGAAATTAAAAAATCTCAATCAAGCGTTATTAATTTTATTAATAATCATTTGAATGAAGATGGATTAGTTAAAAACGCAGCTGAGTACCATAAAGCATTATCAGCAGCAATGAACCCTGATAAATTCGCAAGGTTTTTTTACGAGCAAGGTAAGGCTGCAGCTACGGATAACGTAACCAGAAAGATGAAGAACATCGATATGACTACGCGTTCTGCTCCAGAGGTAACCGTAAAAGGTGGAACTCAATATCGTGCAGTAAATGCAAGTGAAGGCAGAGGGTTAAAGATTAAGAGTATTAAAAGAAATTAACCACATTAAAAATTAAAAAATGGCAGGACAATTATTAGGACCGAATACTACACCAGTAGGACCAGGTTTTCAACTACAGCCAGCACCACAACAGGTGCCATTGGCTACAAATTACATTACTGATTTCAACTTTTTGAATCAGTATTTACCAGACACTTATGAAAAAGAATTTGAGCGTTATGGTAACAGAACTATTTCTTCTTTCTTACGCTTAGTAGGAGCTGAGCTACCAAGTAACTCAGACTTAGTAAAGTGGGCAGAGCAAGGAAGATTACACACTAAATATACACAGTGTGGAACTGGCGCAGTAGTCAATGGAGACAACGTAACATTTGATGTTAACGATGCGTTAGTACCAGACCGAGCTGCAACAGGCTTAACAGCTGGAACTATTGCTATTCGTGTAGGTCAAACTTTAGTTGTTACTAACAATGACGGTTCAGGAGAATTCAAAGGAATTGTAACAGCAGTAGGTGTTGCAGGAGGATTGAACGCTAACCAGATTAGTGTAGCTTTCTACAATGCTGCAGGTTATACAGGTGGTACAGGAGCAGGTAATGCTGATGCAACTATCTTTATCTATGGTTCTGAATTCAAAAAAGGAAGCAATGGAATGCAAGGTTCTCTAGAGGCTGAAGATGAAATCTTCGACAACTCTCCAATCATCATCAAAGATAAGTATGCAGTATCAGGTTCTGATATGGCACAAATCGGATGGGTTGAAGTGACTACTGAGAACGGAGCTTCAGGATACCTATGGTATTTGAAGTCTGAGCACGAAACTCGTTTACGTTTTGATGACTACCTAGAAACAGCTATGATTGAAGCAGTACCAGCAGAAGTAGGTTCTGGAGCAATTGCAGCAGGTGGAGATGTAGGAAACAAAGGTTCTGAAGGTATCTTCCACGCAGTGGAAACTAGAGGAAATGTGTGGGCTGGTGGAAACCCAACTGCTCTTGGAGACTTTGACAATATAATATCTAGACTTGATAAGCAAGGTTCGATTGAAGAGAACGTACTTTTCTTAAACAGACAGTTTGGATTTGATATTGACGATATGTTAGCATCACAAAACTCTTATGGAGGAGGGGGTACTTCTTATGGTCTTTTTGACAACGATAAGGAGATGGCTCTTAACTTAGGTTTTACAGGATTCCGTAGAGGTTACGACTTCTACAAGTCTGACTGGAAATACCTAAACGACCCAACTATGCGCGGTGGTCTAACTGGAACAGGAGCTGTAAACGGTTTGTTAGTACCAGCAGGTTCAACTACTGTTTACGACCAAATCCTTGGAAAGAATGCTAAGCGTCCTTTCTTACATGTACGTTACAGAGCTTCAGAAACTGAAGACAGAAAGTACAAGACTTGGATTACAGGTTCAGCTGGTGGTGCAATGACATCTGATTTAGATGCGATGGAAGTAAACTTCCTATCTGAAAGATGTGTATGTACTATGGGTGCAAACAACTTTGTGATTTTCCAATCATAAATTAAATATGTAATTACTACCCTTGTTATTGTGACGAGGGTAGTTATTACTTTTATTAAATCTAAATTATAATTAAATGAAAAAAAATGTAATGGTCAATAAGACCTATAAACTTACCAAAGATGCGGCACCACTTTCTTTTATGCTGCCAACTAGAAACTCAAGAAGATATCCCTTAATGTACTTTGATGAAGAGACAGGAACTAACAGAGCTTTACGCTATGCTAGAAACCAGAGGAGTCCTTTTGAAGATGAGCAAGACGGAAACGCTATTGTAGAGCCAATTGTTTTTGAAGATGGATTCTTATCTGTTCCAAGAAACAATCAATCTCTTCAACAATTTCTTCATTACCACCCTATGAATGGTAGTAAATTTGTAGAAGTAGATGTAGAAAAAGATGCTAAGCAGGAGATGGATGTTTTAAATATCAGAGTAGACGCTCTAATAGAGGCTCGTCAGCTAGATATAGAACAGATTGAGGCTTTAGCTAGAGTTCTTTTTAATACAGATGTATCAAGAACAACGTCTGCAGAACTAAAAAGAGATATATTAATATATGCTGAGCAAGCACCAGAAGATTTTTTGCGAGCAGTTCAGGACCCAACTTTAAAATTAAACTCTAAAGTACAAGAGTTATTTTCTCATAACGTATTAATATTTAAAAATAATAAGAAGGATGTATACTTTAATACATCTAAAAATAAGAAAAGAATGGTTAACATTCCTTTTGGAGAAGACCCTTTCTACGTAGTAGCTGGGTATCTTCAATCCGATGAAGGCATTGAAGTATTAAAGTTTCTTGAAACTAACCTTGAAAATAAAAAATAAATTATATATTTGTAAAAGTTTATTGGCATAACGTTTATGTCTACAGTTTTGAATGAAGGATAAGAAGAGGTCGCTTAAATGCAGCCTCTTTTTTTTTTTGCTTATCTTTGTTGTAAATAAATAGACAAATGAGTATAATAAATTCAGTGCGAGAAACAGTACTGTCGGTCCTTAATAAAAATAACTATGGGTATATTACCCCTAGTGATTTTAATTTATACGCTAAGCAGGCACAGCTAGATATTTTTGAAGATTATTTTTATCAGTACAATTACCAGCTAATGAAGGAGAACGCAAGAGCTTCAGGTGTTGGTTATGCTGATTTAAAGAAAGGTTACGAGGAAGCAATAAATATTTTTTCAGAACAAAGTTTTCTTGTTCCTGTGTATGCGAATGGAGCGTCTCAAACATTAGCTTTACCCTCAGCATCTGCATCATATAGCGTTCCTTCTACTGCCACTACAGGCTCTGATTATTATTTAATAAACAAGGTTTTACTTTTAACCAAGTACCTTGTTGTTCAAAGTACTAACACCTTGTCTTTAGTTGCTGCAAGCTCGATGAAAGATTCAACTTTAAATTTTTCAATCATTGGCGTAAAGCCTGGAGATGTTGTGGTTAATAAAACTACAAGTAAAGTTGCAAGCGTATTATTCGTAGACCAAGCAGACCCTAGCCTTTTGTATTTAGACGCAAATATTTTTACAGCTGTAGGGGATAGCTACTGTATACTAAGTTTATCCAGGGGGGTGAACGAATGCGAGAAGGTTACCAATAAAAAGATAACTCAATTGAATATGTCTAACTTAACTAAGCCAACAGAGCTTTTTCCTGCATATTCAAATAGCTCTACTGTGATTCAAGTTTTTCCACAAGACATACAGGTTGGTGTTAATCAAGGTCAGACTTCTTTAGGAAGAGTTCTATGTCAGTACATAAGATACCCAAAAAACCCTAAGTGGACGTATGCATCTCTTGTTGGTGGCACACCTGCTTTTAATCCTTCTAGTCCTTTGTATCAGGATTTTGAATTACCCCTTGATGATGAGCCTAGTTTAGTAAATAAGATACTACAGTACGCAGGAATGTCTATTAGAGAAACCGAGGTAGCTCAGTTTGGACAAGTTCTAGAGACAACAGATAATCAAAACGAAAAATAATGTCATACCTAAGCGAATATCAGTACTATGAAAATAATGGAAACTCACCAGAAGATGCTAACTGGGGGTCATACCAATACGTAAGCCTGTACGATATAGTTAACAATTTTATGTTGATGTATGCAGGTAATCATAGTCTAGTAAACAATGAAGAAAGATACAGAGTGTTGTTTCATGCTAAGAGAGCAATACAGGAACTTAACTACGATGCTTTTAAAGAATTAAAGATACTTGAACTTGACGTGTGTGACACGCTCAGGTATGTTTTACCTTCAGACTATGTAAACTGGGTAAGAATATCTTTATATAAAGATGGTGTTCTTAGGCCTTTAACTGAGAACATCCAAACCAACTGGAGTAACGCATACCTACAGGACAATGATTGTAAAATATTATTCGATGAGGATGGAAACATTTTAAAGCCATCTACATCCACGATAGACCTTCAAAGGATAGAAGGTACTAAAAAAAGTATTTACTTAAACCAGCGCAGTCCTTACAACAACAGAGAAGGGTACTGTGTTGATGGGTCGTGGTATTTTGATTATGGTATTGGTGGAAGATTTGGTCTAAATACAGAGACAGCAAACTCTAATCCAACATTTAAAATAAATAAAAAAGCTGGCGTTATAAACTTTAGTTCTGATATGGCAGGAGAGCTTTGTATTTTAGAATATGTTTCAGACGGAATGGAAGGCGGAGACGATACCTTAATAAGTGTTAACAAACTATTTGAAGAATATGTTTATGCTTACATTCAGTTTGCTATATTAAACGGAAAGTTTGGAGTACAAGAATATATTGTAAGTAGAGCAAGAAAAAGAAGCTCGGCTTTATTGCGTAACGCTAAATTACGAATTAGCAACATACACCCTGGTCGTTTATTACAGAACATTAGAGGTATGGATAAGTGGATTAAATAAACATGGCAGAAGTTACTAGAAATTTTATTGCAGGGCGAATGAATAAAAGCGTTGATGAACGCTTATTGCCTAATGGTGAGTATGTTGACGCGTTAAACGTAAGGCTTGGTTCTACAGAAGAGTCAGAGGTAGGTTCTGTTGAGAACTCAAAAGGAAATACCAGACTGACTAATTTAAGTATAAACGGGATTCCGTTAAGTAATAACGCTACCTGTATAGGCGCGTTTGAAGATGGACAAAGAGAAACTATATACTGGTTTGTTCATGACTCATCCTTTAATGGTGGGATAGCTGACCTAGTGGTATCTTTTAACGTAACACAAACACTGCTTACATATCATGTTGTAACAACTTCAAGTCCTTTTGTTCCAGGCGATATATCAGTTCTTAATTTTAATTCTAGATACTTAATCACAGGCGTTAACAGAGTTGAAGACCTGTTGTTCTGGACAGACAACTACAACCAGCCTAGGGTTATAAACATAAAAAGAAATTATGATTCAGTAGCTCCAGACCTAGCTGAACAATTGTTGGTTATTAAAAAGCCACCTACACAGGCACCAACTTTTGAGCTGGTTAATGTTTCTGGTGAAGAGAATTTTTTAGAAGAAAGATTTATAACATTTGCATACAGATATAGATATGAGGACGGAGAGTACTCTGCGTTGTCTCAGTTCAGCGAGCCAGCATTTGTTCCTAAGAACTTTGAGTATACTATAGACTCAGGTTTAAATGAAGGAATGATAAACGCTTTTAATAGCGCCAATGTTACATTCAATAGTGGGGGAAGGTTGGTGAAATCTGTAGAGGTTGTCTTCAAAGAAACCACAAGCAATGTTATAAAGTCAATTGAATTATTTAATAAACAAAATCTAGGGTACGCAGACAATACCAATTATGTTTTAAGCTTTAACAATAGTAAAATATACACAGTTCTTAATGCAACGCAGCTTGTTAGAATGTTTGATAATGTTCCGCTAAAGGCTCAGGCTCAAACAGTTATGGGCAATCGTTTGATATATGGAAACTATGTGGACGGGTACGACCTGGAGGACTTAAACGAAAACCCCATAAGACTAGAATATTTTACGGAACTTATTTCTGAAGAAATTGGTATTGGAGAATTTCCAGACAGGAATATTCCTTATTTATACTCTATTGACGTTCAGAGAAACACGCAAAATGCAGCGGCATTTTTTGACCTTGCTGATGTTGAACTAAAGGCAGGGTCAACTTTGTTTTTTGAGATTAGATATGGGCATCAAGGCTTCAGTGGAGACACGCCTTATCCAACTCAGACATCAAGTAACTTAGAGCTAGACTTTTCTTTTAATCTTCCCGTTGATTTTAATAGTGTTTATGATTTATCTATTGACCCAGCGTTTGTTAATCTTATAGGAACCTTATCCAACATAAAACCTGTGTATGATAGTGTACCAGGGAATGAAACTTCTTGTGACGGTAACACCGTAACAGACAATTTTAATTGTGGGATACCTAACAGCTTAGACGCGTTAACTAAATTTGCTAGTGGGATTAGTGGGGAAGGCCAGCCAATAAGAATAATAAGTTCTCCGTCAAGTACAGAGATAGGTATTGTTCCTATTGCCATGAGATTTGTTGACGATTTAGTTACACCTACACAAAGCGTATATGAGTACTACCAGGTATCTTCAGCAAGCGGTACGTTCCTGAGCACAGGAAACCCAAAGAGTCTTCATAGCGATAGAGATTATGAGATAGGTATTGTGTATATGGATGAGTTTAATCGTTCTACTACAGCATTAGTTAGTCCACAGAATACAGTTCATGTAGGATGCTCAAAATCTGCAACCCAGAACTCTGTGCAGGTTACTATTCCACAATCACAGCTTGCGCCCTCTTGGGCTGATAGATATAAGTTTGTTATGAAGCCTGACTTTGAGGACTACAATACAGTGTATTCAAATCTTTTTATAGCTGACACGACAACATCTGCGGTATTCTTTTTATTAGAGGGTGAGAACGCTAGAAAGGTTCAGGAAGGAGATAGGCTAAAGGTAAAGGCTGACACAAGCGGTGTAACATCTAGATGTCAGTACGCTACCGTATTAACTAAGACTGCTGAGACTAGGGATTTTATAGTCCCTACCCCTAAAACACAAGGGGGTGCTGATATTCCAATACCTGCAGGTACTTACATGAAAATTATTCCTAACGACTTTACAGTAATAGAACCTGAGCTGCCATTTATATTAGAAGGAGCTAAAGCTAATTGTGGACAAAGAAAAAATGAGCACCCAAGACTGTTATACCCTGTAAGTATTCCAGACCCAGATAACTCTGGTTTATATATACAGTACGACATACCTCAGGGGTCTAGGGTAAATATAAATGTTACATTTAATAGAAATGGAACCAATGGGAAGTGTGAAAAAAGAGCGTATATTTTAGAGCTTAAATTAGTAGCCACCCAGGACTACGATAATTTTAAAGAGTTTTTTGATGGAGACAATGTCGCGTCAAGGCTTGATAGCGGTAGGGTTGAGGTGACTGGAAGCCAGGATTGTCCTCCTCCTTACTTTGCTAATTACTATAACCCAGCTTTACGAATACCAGCGGAAGGACAGATGCCTGAGGATAGATGTATTTATCAGTGGCAGTTTATAGAAGGTGGCGAAAGTGGGACTGCAGGAGACCCTACAAATTCATTGTCCCTAGGCCTTGTAGGTACTAATAGTTGTGCAGGTGCTGCAAATAGTCAGAAAAGACGAGCATGTATTGATGCTACAATTGAAGTATTTAGGGCTGAGACCACGCTAGTTTTTGAAACAGAACCTCAGGATGCTACTCCTGATTTATGGTATGAGTCAGCTGATGTTTATAGTATTGATAAAGACACTGGAACACACGAAGGTAATATACAGAATCAGACAGCGACTCAGCCAGCTATTATTAAAACTGATTTCTTTAATTGTTTTTCTTTTGGTAACGGGGTTGAGAGCTATAGGATTCGTGACTCTGTTGTGGGTAAAGAATTTTCTTTAGGTGAAAGAACCACTTCTACATCAGAGGTAGAGTTTAGACAGTCACATCGTTTTGCTGACTTAACATATAGTGGCGTATACAATGATGAGAGTAATGTAAATAAGCTTAATGAATTTAACCTAGGGTTACTAAACTTTAAGCCGCTTGAGGATGTTTACGGTCCTATTGAAAAGTTAAGTGGTAGAGAAACAGATATACTTGTACTTCAAGAGGATAAGATATCCTATGTATTAGCTGGTAAAAACCTGATTAGTGATTCAATTGGAGGAGGTACAGTTGCCTCTATACCTGAGGTACTAGGAACGCAGATAGCAAGGATTGAAGAGTACGGAATATCTAGAAACCCTGAGAGCTTCTGTTCGTGGGGATTTGATAAGTATTTTACTGATGCCAAAAGAGGAGCTGTTATAAAATTAACAGGTTCTTCAGGGTCTAACGAGCAGCTTACGGTTGTGTCCGAATCAGGAATGAGGTCTTGGTTTAGAGACAGGTTTATATCAAGTATTAACTATCAAAAAATTGGAGGCTTTGACCCTTACATGAACGAGTATGTTCTTAGTATGAATCCAACAGAACTACCTTCAGAAGAGGAGTGTATTGCTTGTGGTATCAATAGAGAGTTTACTTTTAATAATGACAAATCTGTTGAGTACTGCTTAGACCTAGGTACAATAGTTGGAGATACAGCTTTAACTGTAACTGCACAAACACCATCAGGTTCTGACCTTAGTTCTATTAGAGTTAGATATAACTCTGTTGATGTCGTGCCTACTACATTGCTTCCTAACGGAACAACTGGATGGATTTTTGACAAGAATAGTGTTTCACAAACTACAGCAACTGTGTTTATTGAAGGGAAAAAGAATTCTTCTTTAACAGTTAGGCTTGCTTGTCCAGCCCCAACAGGTATTAGAGTATATCAGATATGTTTAACAAACGCTCCTGATTCTGGAAACAATATTCATAACGAGTATAGGTGGACAGACGGTGCGTTTGTATCACCGCTTCATAGTGAGCAGGTTACATTTTTAGATGATACAGGAACTTTTATTATAAGTCAGTACACAGATATATTTGCTCCGCAAGGAGGAGGTGTTGTTCCTGCTAACGGTGCTCAGGTAAGTATTATATCTAACAAAAGACCAACGGATAGTTTTGTGTTTGACCCATCTCAAGATTCTTTTTATTCGTTGAGAACAAGCACAAATTATCCACCAACAACTGCTGGAATATCAAGCTTACTAATTGATGCAGGAGCTCCGCTTCCTTTGAATGTTAGCCAGGCTCCGCTAGTTTATTCTGGAGAATTTACAATGCCATCGGTGGGAGGAAATTTATATCTAATATATGACTATAGACAGTCAACACCTGCAAGCTTATGCTATTCAACATCAAGCCTTCAGAACGCTTGCTGTGATTGTCAAGAACCTTAAAAAAAATAAAATATAATGTCACAACTTGAAACATATTACCTTAACGGACCTGACCTTGCGTCATCAACCGCCATCTTTACAGATATTGGAATGGATACCTGTGCTCCAGATGGATTTTATTCTGACGAGACTATTGCTCGTGAGCTGGTTAACTGTGTTTTACAGCCTGCTCAGAACTGTCCAGAGGAGTGTGTTGAGCCTAGCTTCTTTAGAGTTCTAAACCCACAGAGTATCTGTAGTACTTTTTGTCAGTTTGGTTCTTCTTTTGATATAGATGTAGAATTTACTACTGTATCTGGCAATAGCTATACTCAAATAATCAATACAGATGTAATAGCTGGGGCCTCGATTCCAGATGGTTTTTATGCTGTTTCGGAGTTTGAAACAACAACCAGCGCCCCTGGAACTACCTTTAAGGTTTTAGAGATTCAAACCAATACGGTTATAGATATACTTGAATGTGGCGTAGGTCAGGTATGTGACCAGCTTTAATTTTAAAATATGGAAGAAAACTTTTTATACACATTAACATACAGCGCATCCTCTAAGGGATGGCCTTCTTTTTATTCTTACTACCCTGAGATTATAAAAGGAATGAATCAGTTTATGTACAGCTTTAAAGGAGGCAACCTTTACGAGCATAATACAAACGAGGTAAGAAATAATTTTTACGGAGAGCAAGGAGTGTCTACGCTAACAAGTATATTTAACGATGTTCCTACAGAAAATAAAAAATTTAAAACAATTTCTCTGGAAGGAGATGATGCTTGGGCTGGAACTTTTATAACAGACCAACAGACTACAGGGTTTATTAACTACTCTGAGTTTGAGAAGAAGGAAGGAGACTGGTTCTCTTACATTAGAAACGAAGGAAGTGTTCCTGCTAATGCAGACCAATATCCTTTGCGTTCATTAACAGGTATTGGTGTAAGTGATAGTATACAGGTTGGACTTGTAGATACAGAGATTACATTTATTCCTCCAACTATAGTAGACTCAATGCTTTCCATTGGTGATGCTTTTTATTTTGGAGTTGAAGTTCTAGGGTTTTTACAGCCAAGCCTGGCAGGTATAGTTACGTCTGTTGTTTTGTCAAACGATGGAACATCTAAGGTTATAATTAATACTTTTGTTCCAGGAGCAGGACCTATACCATCAGATACTGAATATTTCTTATACATTAAAAACTCTATTGCAGAGTCTCAGGGTGTGATGGGTCATTATTGTGAGTTCACATTAACAAACGACAACACATCTGCTACAGAACTGTTTGTTGTAAAAAGCCAAGCGTTTAAAAGTTTCCCATAAAATTCATATCTTTGTAAAAGTTATGAGTATATTAAGTATCTTTAAGAAAAAAAGACCTGAGGACATACTAGGATATGTTCATGAAAACAGGGGTGTTCTTTGGGAGAACATTAAGTTATTTAAAGAAAGGCTTGTGTCTCACGATGAGGCTGTTGTACATCATACCCCAGAAATGGATAAATTAATGCCAGTGAGCCATCATTTAAAAGATGGGCTGTACACCAGAGAAATATATATGCCTAAGGGCACGTTGGTGGTAAGCTTTATTCATAAGCAAAATCATCCTTCTTTTTTTTTAAAAGGAGAGATGTCAGTTTTACTAGACACAGGGGAGGTTAAAAAAATAAAAGCCCCTATGAAAGTAATGACTGAGATAGGGACACAAAGAGTTGCTTATATTCATGAGGATACAACTTGGGTTTGTGTTTACAGAACAGACGCAACAACAGTAGAAGAGGCTGAGAAAGAAGTTTATACAGAAAACTATAAAGAACTTCCTGAGCACGTTATATTAAATAAAAAATTATTATGTCAGGAGCAATAGCAGCATTATCAATAACAGCAATAGTAGCAGGTGTGGGTTTTATTAAGGCTGGTAAAGAAAGGAGAGCAGCAGAAGCTGCGCAATTACAAGCGGATATTTCAATGGATAAAATTGAAAAAGCTTTAACTAAAAACGAAATGGACGCCCTGTCTCTTCAGACAGAGGCTTATGATAGAGAGTCAGACAACATAAAGACAGCAACTAAAACTGAGATGGACGCTATTCGAGAAGGTGACCAGCGTGGAGTATTAGCTGGAAGCAGTAGGGTAAAAGCTGGGGTAACTGAAGCAGAAGCAGGCTCAAGAGAGGGTATGGCAACAGAGCTGGGAGACCTTGAAAAACTTTCCGCTGATGAAGCAACTAGAAAAAGTGACATAGGAATTCAGATGGAGCTTGGAAATATACAAGGCGCTCAGACAGCAGCTGCAGCTTTATCAGATTCTGCGTCTCAAGCTACTAGCGCAGCAATGCAGGGTGTTGCAAGTGCAGCAATGCAGGGTGCAAACATGCTTACACAAAGCTCCTACGGTAAGTCAGGCGAGGCTAACCAAGCACAAAGAAAACAGAATAAATTTGTTAGACAGGAACGAAGAGCATCTGATTTAACAAGACAAGAGTTTAACGCTCAGAAACTTCCAGGGATGCAGGCTGATTATCAAGACAAAATTTCTGGTTTAACCTTAGGAGGAACACTTCCAAACAAATTAATAAACACACAAAATGAGGATGGTACTGTAACTGTTTCAGAAGGAAAAAGATTAAGCCTGGATGATGTTAAAGATATGACTGAGTTTGAGTTTAAAAACTTTATGATGGAACTTACACCTGAACAACGAAATTCAGTATATCTTCAAATGAATCAAAAATAAAGTATGAGCTACTACGGATATATAGAAAGAGAAAACAACCAGGCTCTTGACTGGCAGACCATTGGTAAGAACCTTAGTGATAGTCTATTAAAAGCTGGTAAGGATAGACAGGATAAAAGAGACGAGTTTGAACAGGCCTCATTAGATTATCAGAAGGAGCTTGATGAATCTCCATCTGGTGACTATAAAACCGCTAATGTATTTGCACTCAATCACGCAACAGACGCATCAAGAGCTAGGCTTATTCAGGATAGACTTTTTAAAAATGGTTTGATGACCGACAGACAGTATACCGCAGCACGTCAAAGACTAAGAGACGACACTAAAAGCCTGTTTGGATTAAGTAAAGAATATCAGAAGGAGTACGAAGAGAAAATGGTTAGGTTTAAAAATAACGAAAGCCAAGTTCTTGAGTCTATGCTTATGGAAAATATAGAGGGACTTGCCAATCTTAGAGAGGCAGGAACATTTATAAATATGGAAAGCGGTGCGGTAAGTATAGGTAAGTACGACATGCTTAAAGATGCTGATGGTAAATATAAGGATGGTGCGAAAGTTGAAAAGCTTTCAGCTAATGAAGGCGAAAAGATGACTGTTAATCAAATGAGAAACAGGTATAAGGAGAGGTATGACAGGTTTGATTTATCTGGAGCAATGACCACAGAGGCTGAGCGTACTGCTAAGTTCATAACAGCTATAAGAACAGCTGGTGGAGAAAACTATTCTGGAAACATAAGAACTATTCTTGACCCAACGCAGAGAGGGAAGGACAAATCTGGTGCTTTAACTGATGCTATATCTAGTTTTGAGAAGTACGAAAAGGATATGATTAATAGCTATATGGGTAATGAATACCAGGCGTTGTCGGTACTCACAAACAGTTTAAAGTTTGATAAGGAGGGTAATGCCTACTACCCAACTCTTGACACAACTCTTAAAGGTCAGGTGAAGGATAATAAAAACTACGTTCTAGTAAAGGATGATGGTAGCGGAACAATAACGGTTGATTTTACTACAGACCAAGCCAAAGCTGCGTTTGAAGCTGCACAAACAAACTTTAGAAATAAGCTAGAATACACAGAATCAGAAACTACTTACACTGAAACAAGGGAGAGACTAGATAAATCGAACCAAACGAAGACAGAAAAGTCTGAAGAAGAAATTATAAGCTCATGGAACACATTGTACCATGGGACTAAAGAACAAAAGAAAACTGCCATAACTAACCTATTAAACTCTAAGATTGCTAAAGGAGTTAAGAGTGATGGTTCGGACAGTATACTAGCTATTGATATAACTAAAGCTGGTGAAATCGAGGTGAGTTATAAAGACCCAACTCTTAACGAAGTAATTCCTTATGACCCAGAAAATATAACGCAAGAAGATTGGGCAAGGTTAGGTAACTTTGTGCATGGAGTAGATGATATAGATACTGTTATGACTCGTGCTGGAGGATTTAAAAAAGAAAATGTTAGAAGACTAGCCAATAATGATATCGAAGGTGTGTTTTCTAACAGGCAAGGTGGGTCAACGACAGAAAGCCAGGGTGCTGCATTTAAAAGAATACTAGAGACCAAATTTGATGATACCCAAGAAAAGGCTGTAAAGACCCTGGTTACTACTGCAGGAGATAATGCTAACGATGACTTTGTGGCTAAGTATACTGATAGCATGCCAGCTGGATTTAAACTTCAACCACTCAGCAAAATGGGTGCTGATAGTGGTAAGTTTGTTAGGATTGCATACACAGACCCTAAGGGTAATAAAGTATTCTCTGAAGCGATTAAGATAAGTGATGATGGTTCTATGAAAAAGATAAGAGACTACATTACAAAGCAAAGTGGAACAGAGGCGGCTATGATACAGCAGGCATTATACATTAAGAATAACGGAGGAAAAGTTTCAGGTGCGCCTAAATATAAAACTAGAAAAGAAAGAGGCGGAGTCGGTGCAGCGTACCCAGTGGATAACTAATAAAATTAAAGCATGTTAAACATAGATAAAGAGCAGTTAGAGCAGTCACACAGAATGTTTGTGGCCGAGGGTTACGAAGGAAACTTGGAACAGTTTTCGCAGCTAATGAAGAATAACCCTGCGGCATTAAACGATATGTTTGGTCTTTATGTAGAGGCAGGCTATCGCGATTCAAAGGATGCTTATGCAGAATTGATTGGAGCAAAGCCTCCAAAGACAGTAAAAAAAAAAGTTGTTACGGAATCCAGTGGGGAAGCTGGTTCTTTGGATTCGTCAGAAACTGATGGTTCACCAATACAAAACCCAACTGAAGCTGAGCTAGAGGAACTTCTTAAAGCTCCCAAAACACAAGTTCAGGAGCCTACAGGAATGTATCCTGACAACATTGCTGAGGTGGACGCTTATCAGGAACAAGAAATTTCTACTGCAGGAGAAGAAGTTGATGTGCTAAAAGCACAAAATGAGATTTACCAGAAGCAGAGACCTGAGGACATGGCTATTTTCCTGGCCGAAGAACAAGAAAGAAAAAATCTTGAAGAAGAGCAACGGAAAAACAACCTGTTGATTCAACAACAGAGCGACCCTTTTCTGCAGGACCTTTCAGTTATTAATACTGAACTTATAAAGCAGGATGAAGAGACTGCAATTGCTTTACTAAGAGGTAAATTTCTAAAATACGGCTTCTCATTTGAAAAGACTGGCATGGGCGATGCTATTATTGTTTCAAACTTTGACGGAACAGCAACAGAGACCATAGACCTACAACCATTTTTTTCATCGTCTGAAGTACTAGAGTCTAAGAAACTAAAAGATTTTATAACCAATAACGCTAAGCAAGAGTATCAAGAAAATGAGTTTGAGGACCTTGCTTTTCAATCAGACAAGGCACAAAACCTGCGTATATCTCCAAGAATAAATGAAGACGGAACTGAGTCTACAGTTCTTATGACAGACTACGAGGCCAACGGTAGGTTTTATGCTATCCCTACACTATTCCCCAAGGACCCTAACTTTTATGGAAGTAGACCTGAAGACTGGCTTGAACTTGATTTTGAAGAAGCTAAAAAATTAGCTGAAGAAAGAGGTGAGGTCTTTGAGTTTGAAACCGCAGAACAAGCAGCTAAGTTTGCTGAAGGTTCTTGGAAAGATACTCACGCAACAAACGTAATAGGTAAACAATTATATTCTGAAGCTGGCTTAAACTTTGCAGCAGAGGATGATAAGTACCAGCAGTACCTTAAGGCTAGAGATACTAAAATATTTTTAGATGAACAGGTAAATGATTTAGGTAGAGATTTAATTAGTGAGCTGACGCCAGAGGAAAAAGAATTGTACGGTGGTTATTATGTAAACGGAGTACTCAGGGACGATGCTGCTCAGGTTGCAAAAGAACAACGAGAAATAGAAAACAAACTATACCTTGAGGTTAATACCGAAGAAAAGATAAAGCTAAGAGAAGAGTTTGACCTTAAGACACACGAAAAATACGAAGCATTATCCCAGAAAGCAGCTAAAGAAAACAGACAGCTGCTGTTTGCTCAGGATGAGCTAGAGGTTTTATCTTTAAAAGAGTTTGGTGTTCCTGTAAAAGACCTAAACAATGTTGTGCCTGCAGATGAAATACAAGCAAAGCTAATAGACGACCTTAGAATACAGACAAAATCTATAAATGTAGAGAGGCAGCACGCTGCTGATTTATACGAAACAGCTAAGACTTTTTACAGTGCTAAGTATGACAAATCAATAACCCAGGATATGGAAGATGGCGCGGCTGCGGTTTACAAAGAACTACGCGCTGGACTAAATGATGGAAACGCATCTGAAGTTATACTTCAGCTAAGTACGGGGATGCCTTTTGATTTTCAGAATTTAGATATTAACAACGAAGAAGATGTTAAGAAGGCGGCTGAAATGATATCTGCATTAAAAGGAAAAAATCAAGGCAGAAAGCAATCTAGACAGTTGTCAAGGTGGAACAGGGCTACAGGATTTAGAGAAAGTCTTGATGCCTTTAACGCTAATCCATTTGAAACAGCTTTTGTTATGGCTATAAACTCTATAGGTATGATGCTTCCTTACGGAGCAGAACTTGTGGCGGCTAGTACGGCAACAGGTGCTGGTATTGGGGCAGGAGTAGGAGCTGCAGCTGGTGGTGTTGGAGCTGTTCCTGGAGCTGTTTTTGGTATGAGACAGGGGATGAAGACAGGTATGGCGATGACATCTTTTGCTATGGAGTATACCAATGAGTTTTTTGCAGCTATGGAGGATAAAGGCCTAGATGTTCTAAACCCACAGGATGTTGTGAAGGCTGTAAACGACCCAGAGATTTGGGCAACAGCAAAAGAAAGAGGTATAAAGCGTGGTGTTCCAATTGCTCTTGTAGACTTCATAACCGCTGGCGCTGCAGGGCGCGTGTTTAAAGTTGGTAAAACAGCTTCAAGAACAAAGAAGGTTGTATCACAGGTAGCAGAGCGATTGATAGTTGACCCTGCTACAGAAATGCTTGGAGAGGGACTTGCTCAAGTTAATGTTGGTGATGAATTAGATTTTAAAGAAATAGCTGCAGAAGGTATTGGTGGTTTTGGAAACAACACATCAAGCATGATAGCCAACAAGGTGATGGACATAAAAAAAATGAGTAAGATAGAGCTTGCCTCTAAGCTTACCGAGATAGATTTTATAGTTCAGGAATTGTCACAGGAAAGCGATACAAGGGTATCTGCGTGGACAAACAACATGCTTGAGCTTGGACAAATTAATGCCGACCAGGCACAGAGAATACAAAAAAACCTAGGGCTTTCTAAGGATGCAGACAATATGCTTGACTTTGGCATAGATAAGAACAGCGAAAAAAATACACTTGTTAAGACAAGGCTTATGCAGTTGTTGTCCGCTAAAGAGGAGTACTCTGCAGACACTAACCGTAAAGAAGTATTCGGTCAGAAGATAAAAGATATTAATGCAGAGATTGCATTTTTAATAGAGAACAAAAAATTAGCTCCTGAAAATATTAAAGCAAAAATAGAAGCTGTATTTTCTCCAGGTGTTGAGACCACTGACACAAGGCAAGCGCTATCTCAGTATGTGATAGATGGAAAAACCTATAGCAGAAGTGAATTTTTAAAGAAGCTTGGTAGAATGAATGCTCGTCAGCTTACCCAGTTTAATGGTAAGGTTGCCAATGATAAAGAAGTTACTAAAATATTAAATGAAAAATTAGATGCCGTTCAAATCAGAGAAACAGAGAGCGTGGATGCACGCCAACAAACCGAAGATAGCACAGGAGTGGGAGAAGGAGTATCCATCGAAGAAACCCCAGGGGTTGAGACCACCGAAACGAAACAGTTAGTATTTAAAAACCCTGATGAAGCTGCCATATCTCCAGAACAAAGAGATATTTTTGGAGACACACACACAGACAAAAGACTTCCTGGTAAGGCAGCTATAAAAGAAATCACAGATGCTGATGAACAAGGAGTTGCGACAGCTACATACGTAAATCAGGACACAGGAATTGTTGATGCTATAATTAGTAGCACAGACGAAAATAATTTTGTTGGATACGTTAGGGTATATGAAGATGGCAAGGCAACAAATATGTTCTCCGCTAAGATGGAGTCTACTGGAACAGCGTTCAAGAATATGATTACATCTGCTGAGGCTACACTACCAGATAATTCAGAGGTTGTAGAAACCAGTTCAATATCTGTAGGAGGATTAAAGTCCTTCAACAAATCTAACATGGATACTAAAGTTGATTCAGATGGTAATGTTGTCACTAGAAAAACAGCGTACAGTAATGCAACAAAAGAATCTGTAGCTGAAAAAGGTCAAGAGGCTTACAATAATTATTCAACCACAGAACTTGTTGAGGCAGAGGCTGAACTTGCTAAGATTGAGGCTGCCTACCCAGGTATAACCGCAACAATAAAGAAAAAGAAATCACCTCCTTCTCCACCACCTAGGCCTGGAGAAAAGAAAGTGCCAAGAAAACCTAATACATACAGCATTGATATTGATTTACCTGTTATGGTTAAGTCAAAGGCAAGTACAAAGACAACAACAGATACAAAGACAAAGGCAAAAACCATAGTTGCTGTGGCTCCGTTCTTTGATACCACAATAAAGACAGTTGAGGACGCTGTTGCTTTAAGAAAAACTAAAGAGTACCAGGCGTACAAAGAAAACTTAACTGCTATTGGAGAGCAGCTTGGTGTTGAGGTTGAGATTGAAGAAGGTATCGGTGGATATAAGAACGATGCTGGCAAAGAGATAGTTGAGATATCAACAAGGGTAGTGCTTAAGGACGCTTCAATAGAGCAGGCTCAAGAGTACGCTGCAATCTCAGCTGCTTTAGCTCCTGAAACTCAAGAGAGTAGTATAGCCGCAGAGTATGTAGAGGAGGGCTCTAAGGAGCACAACGGGAACGAGTATGTTCTAACCGTATCAGATAGTCAGGGCGTTATAAACGCTTTAGAAAAAGCAGGCATAACAGACTTCAGTATCAACGAAGACACAGGAGAGGTAAGCTTTATAAACATATTTGAATTTGATAACCCAGAACTACAAGATAAAATTGGTATCTTTGTAGAAGAATTAGAAGCTAATAATATTACTTATGATAAACAAAGCTACCGACCAGTCAACTCCATCTATGTCGACCAGGGAAAAAGGAAAGAAATTCTTAGAAGCTCTGCGAGCAAACGGTCCCAAGACAGACAAACTGGGGGAGACCTTTATAGCACGCTCCTCAAAGCAATAGAGAACGACTCTAAGTTTGAGGGTGTTACTACCGAAGAATACTATTCAGGGTTTGAAGAACTCAAAGCAAGCGAGACAGCTGCAGCTCAAGAGGTTGCAGACCTAGAGGCAGACTTAGAATCAGAGTTTGAGAACGATGCCAATGTTGACTTCAAGTTAAAGGAGGAGCAGAGTAAAGAAGGATTCACAGATGTGAATGAAATTGTTGAGGCAATGTCCGAAGATACGGATGGTGCGGTTGTCGAGATAACCGAGACAAACCCCAATGCTCCTAAGATTGATGTACAAGAACTAAACGAAAGACTAAAGCAGAACGGAGGAAGACCTTTACCTATTGTAACAATAGATGTCATTGATGGCATCCCTACCATGTT